TGCGCTTTCTTTTCAACAGCCTCAAGTTGAGCTTCTAGCTCCTTTGTTGCTTCTGTCGGGAAAAACTTTCTGTAAATACTGCTTATCTGGTTAGCTATCTCCGCCATCGCATTCATAAAGCCCTGCATAACTTCAATAACTGCAACCAGTCCGCCAATTAAAGATTTAGCAATAACTTGGCCTACGTTAGCGACATTGCCATCAGCAGCAGTAAGACCAAACTTAACAAGCTCGTCGGTCATCGCTTTAACCGCTGGAGCGAATGCAGCAACAGTCTGGCTAATGAATCCGTCCATTAATCCTTTTAATTTTGTAATCGAGTCTACAGTATCTTCTACACCAGATGCGGCTTGCTGGCTCATAACAAGACCGAGCGATTCTGCCTCGTTGAACATATCTCTAAGCGCGCCTGAACCAGCACCTAAAGTATTAACGAGCGCAGCACCTTCTGAGTCGAATAGTTTAAACGCAAGCCTTAGCTTGTCTGATTCGTTGGTTTGCTTTGAGAATGCGTCAGAGAGCAACAGCATTCTTTCTTCAAGCGGCATATCAACAAGCTCTTTAGCATTAAGCCCAAGCTCCTTGATTGCGCCCTTCGCCTCTCCAGTTCCTTTTGCCGCTTCAGCAGTTCTGCGCGTAAACCGCTGCATGGCCATGTCCATCGTCTGAGTAGACACTCCGGTCAGGTCTGCTGCATACCTTAGCTTGCTGAGAGATTCTGTGGTCGTCCCTAGCTTTGATGCCGTTTTTGATAGAGAGTCGGTTGCATTAAGAGATGATTTAACCAGCAAGCCAAAACCAGCAGCCCCAGCAAGACCTACCAAAGCTGTTTTCATTGAGAACACAGAGCCAGCTATACTCTTTAGCCCAGCAGTAACCCCACCAAATGCTTTCNGCGTTTTATCGAATGCCTTTATCGTGATTTTTAAATTTTCAGCCATCTTTNTCGCTCATTATCTTGAAGTAAGCCAGCCACTCGTTAAAGTGACTGACAGGCATTTGCTCNGCTTCTTCTATACTCATGTGAAGGCGATCAGCCAAAGATAGCAAATTTACCCTTGACAGATCGCTTCTCAGTTTCCCTCTGCCGCCTCNACTGACTCAATCTGTGCAAACATCTGGTTGGCAATCTCGCTAATAATATTAGTTTCCTCGCCCATCAAATCAATGCGATCTTCAGCAGACGAGAACAGTTTATTACCGCCCTGATCTTCTGCCTTCATGCAGATCAAATCAACCATCGCGCCAATGGTAGTATTGGTGAGAAAGTTGGGGTGTTTCTTCTGTAGTTGATCTAAATCGTAGCAGGTAATCGGTCTGCAATACATTTTAAACACTCCAGAATCGTCACCCCACTCAGGCACCAAAACTTCTCGCGCCTGAACTTCTCGTCTGTTGCGTAACTCTCTAGCTAGTCCCATGGTTTATCCCCCTTAGTTAGATGCTTCTGTTACTGCTCCGCTGCATTGGATAGAAAAGCTGGCCTCTACCATACCATCGAAAGAACCTGTGATAGAGCGCGAAGTAACAATGCCAGAGCCAGTAAAATAAGATTCACCAGCACCAGTTCCAGTCGGGTGTACTTCAAAATCTACAACAGCTCTTTCGTCAAGAATGCCCTGCTGCGCGTCAGCTTCGTCCCAGTAACATTCAACAGAAAGCGTGTTAGTTTTCAAGCCTTCTTTGAAAGTTCGGGTAGAATCACCCATTACAGAATCTTCGATAGTGTCAGCAGAGCCGTCGAAAGTAAAAGAACGAACTTCGCCAACCACAGCGACAGAGCCGCCACTAGCTGCGATTTTTACTACACCTGATGCGCCTGTTTTAGTCGCCATGATAAATACCTCTAATTAAAGTTAAGTGTTGCCGCGAGTATATTGGTATAAAACGCGGATTGTCATAATAACCCCACCAATGGGGTCAATAGAACCTTGGTCGATCTCAATGCTGGTAATCTGCGTATCTATGGCATAACCACCACGCAACCTGTCAACATCAAGAGCTTCTTCAACTGCTTCGATAATGTTATTTCTGGCCGTATCTATAACCGAGCCCTTAACAAAACAAACCAATTCATAATTTATTGTTCCCATACGCTGAGTGAGCGAACCACCAAGCGAACTATCCTCTCTGTCCTCTCCTGCGCTTCTAACTAGAATTGCTGGGTACTGGGCGTTGGATAGCTTGTCGAAAGCGAAAGGCTCTCTAGTAACGTATTTAATGCCAATAGGTGCAGTTACTGCCTGAAGTGTCGCTACCAAGTTATTGGCTATATTTTCTCTTACACTCATTTCAACGCCTTAAAGAATACCTGCCCAAGTCTTTTCTCTTCTGATCTGTTAAACCCAAAAAACGGCCTAGATTTATTATTCATTGCGGCCTTTTTAGACTCTGATGCTTTGGTGAAGAATATCTCCGCCTGCTTAGAGCTTGCCCTTGTAGTCATGCTGCCAAGCATATTGCCTGTAAACTGTAGATCAACTGTAGTCCCTCTACCTTTGCTTGCTCTAAATGCAGCATATTCTGGGCTATAACTCTCAAAAGCACCTTTGTAGCCAACCCCTTTGCGGGTTCTATCTTCAATAATATTAACGCCAGCCTGAGCAGTTAAAGACAGTGCCGACTTGACGCTTGCAGATAATTCCTTGCCTTTCTTACCAATACGCTTGGCAACATCTTTGGCGTTGGCTTTTATCTGAACCTGCATTATCTGGTCAGCCTTCCTGCGCCTACAGTAACCTTTTCCTTATCTTCGACGTTACCATCTCCATCTGCGTCGTATTCAACGCCATCTTGCAGGATAGCTTCTAGCTCTTCACCGTACCTAGACTTGTAAAAATCTATCATGCTGGTAAACCTATCGCCATCAACCCAGTTAGTCAACTGAGGCAAAGCGTAACGCCACAGGACAAGATACGATGAGCATCTAGTAAATTGCGAGTCAGTAAGTTTTGCGCTATCCATCTCGCCAGACAGGTGCTTCTTAGGCCACCATTTAATGCGAAGCTCTCGCTCTATATCTGATTGCGCCTTGGTATGCTCATCAGTAAAAGCGGTGATACCTAGCTCCAGAATGTCCGGGACTAGATCAACTAAGTTTGCGTCTGTACTAAATGCCATCTATATCACCACTTTACCAAATCTGCCCAGTATGCCGCTGATGCGGTTTTGTCTTTTCGGCCTTTCGCTATTTCTTTGGCGAACCTAGCCTTAAACGATCTTCTCTTTGCTTTGTCGGCCTCAGACTCGTTTTTTCTTGGCGGCTTGTTATCTGCGCCCTGCTGCCCGAATCTAATTAGCTTAACCTTATCGCCCTCTTTAGCTAAGACAGCGTGACTCTTGCTGTCATGCTTTGGCGTTCTCTTTGGCTTGTTGTAGCCCTCGAACCTTTCACCGCGATACGTTATAGCCATAATTACCTCAAAGGAAAGCCCCCTCTCTCGAAGGGGCGATCGTAGTCTTACAGAGTTGCGTCAGACAGCAGCTCAACACCGAACGAATCGTCCAGCTCGCCAACACCATAAATGGCAGTAGCGTTAAGCTCCCAAGCGCGGTTAGATGCGTCACGCTGAGGCTCAATGTTGAAGTCACGCTTCATAGCAATAGCAAGAGCTTCTGGAGCAAATACAGCACCTTTAGCGTCTCCATTCCCGTCGATAGCTACGTTAGCTGACTCGTAAACATTGATACCAGCGATGCTGCCTACGTATCCGTTTCGCATAGCTTCGTTCTGAAGGTCGCCACCATTAGGATTGGCGAAAGTGTTAGTCAGGTTAGCTTTCAAAGCGTAAGCCTGATAAGGGTGAACTACAGCGTTAATTACGCCAGTGACTTTGTTAGCGCGCAGAGTAGCAGCGGCCTTGAACAAGTCAGCAACAGTAATTTCTGAAGCAGCAGCACCAAACGAAGAAGAGAAGCCGTCAAACAAAGCGATAAGGTCAGTATCGATCTTAGTAGCGATAGCGTTACCAAGTACAGTACCAAGCTCGTCAGCAGGGTTGCCCGCTCCCATAGTTGCCAGATCAGTAAGCAGAACCTGTGCGCCCACTTCGCCAACAGTTACAGAAACTGAAGAAGTAGATACAGAAGTGCTACTCATGTCGGTGCCCTGAACTAAATTGGCGGCGGCGATTGCCGGATACTTAGGCACCTGAATTGTTGTGCCAGCCTGTGCGCCAATGTTGTACTGAGTCACTAGACCCATCATTAGGGATTGCTCTTCGGCAGTGAAACGAGCCTGAGCGATAATATTGACAAACAAGTCGTCAAGTGAAATTGAAGTTGTTGCAGCCATGATAAATGCCTCTATAAAATTAAATTAAATGTGGTTTTGGTTACTTTCGCTTCATTGCAGCAAATGCTTCTTTGCCACCCTGATCCCAGTTTGCAACCATATCTGCCACAGATTGAGGCTTCTGCGTAGAGCCACCAGCGTTACCCATTGAGCCAGTGCCACCTTGTGAGGCTTTGACCATGTGCGGGTTTACTGTCAAGAACTCAGCTACCATCTCATTGACTGATAGCAAATCACCGCTGTCATTGTAGCGCGGGGTTCCGTTATCGTCCAGCACCTCGACGTTCCCATCGTCTGATAGTCGGGTGTTGCTTTTAAGTAGCTGTGATACTTGAATAGGATTTACAGCGTTATGGTTACTCGCTGCGCCCAGAATCGCTCCATCTACCAGCGTCTGTTGCAGCTTTGACTTGTAGCTCTGTATCTCCAAATCTTTTTTCTCGACGTTTTCTTCAGGATAACGTCAAACTCTCCGCGTTCTTTTTGTCGCTCTAGCTCTGCGGCTTCTTTTTGTGCCAACAGGTCTCTAGCTTCATCAAGATCAACGCCTGATAGTCTTTTATCGAACTTGCGCTGCTCTCTTGCTACGCGATCCGCGACAATGCGGTCTAGTTCTTCCTGAGTAAATGTCTTTGTTTCCTGACTTTCTACTGCCACAGTTTCAGTCTCTGCTTGTGTATCCATGATTTCATCGCTCATGTAACGTGCCTCTTAAAGAGTATTGGTGAATCGTTAGTGTAGCATAATTGTTTATTTTTTAACCACTTTCTTCTTTTTCTTTGGTCGGCCTACTTTACTGCCATACGTACCTGCGCCTTTTGGCATATCTACACCTCAATTACTGGTCGCCATCTGTGACGACAGTTATAGCCACCAGCAGAAACGAAAGCATTGGAGTCTATCTTGCCAGCCCATTCGCCCTGCCATATTTCCTGTATTTCTTTAATGGTTAATGTCTTGTTGACGTGACGACCACAAAATTCCCTTGTCGCTTCATCGTCGGGGCCGCGATAAGTAAACTTATCAATGCCACTGTCTAAAGCTATTCTGGTATTGATTGATCTATCAAACTGCAACAGGGAGTCGTGTAGCTGCTGGCTTGCATATCTTGCCATATCCTTTCCGACAAAATCTTTTATGTTAGCAACGCCTACCGAGAAAGACTGGCCGGTCAATGTTGATTCATAAACCTGCTTTGCGATTATATCCAGATACTCAGAGCCAAAGTTCTCCATACCTCTAAAACTTAGCGACTGAAGCTGGGATATTACAGTCGGGTCTAGCTTTGCAAAATCGCCATAGGTGGACAGCATGGCCGCAACCTCATCAGCAACTACGCTGTATTCCCTTACTAGACTATCTACAACCTGCAAGTATTCCTGCTCTATCGCTTCTCTAATCTGAACCCTCGCTTGGATAGCCCATTCAAGATCGAACAACGCCCCATCTTTCAGGGGCGCAGTAGCCATAAGGTCTACTATTCTATTCTCTAGCTTTAAAAGCGCAGCAACAAGTTTAGCTTGATGATCTTCAGCCCTTGCTAGTACCGCCTTTAGCTGGTCGGTATCTTCTGGCATTATTCTGTAGTCTCTATCCCAAACTGACCAATAGGTTGCGATCCAGCTTCAATCTCACTGTGAGACCTTGCCAGCATCTCATCGTCAAGGATAAGGTCGCTGATCTTTTTGTCTATCTCTTGCATTAGCGTGACCGACTTAACGCCTGTAGATCGCATCTGCTGCAAGAACACCAGTTCCTTATCATAGTCTCTTAGGTCGAATGCGTCAGGGTAGAAGATTTCAACGTCAGGTTTAACGCCTAACCAGTCGCAGAATAGCTCCCACAACTGCTCCTCTGCTAGTTCCAGTATGTCGGCCTTTTCTGATAGCTTAGCGTTTAACATCTGGAACTCTGTCTGCATGGCTACGCCTGATTGAGTCATCGCCTCAGTGCCTCTAACCGCGCCCATGTGAGCCATGCGATTAATCGCCTCTACCTTGTCTTTGATAGAGTTTCTAACTGCGTCTAGGTTTTGACCGCTAGGCTGCATCTGATACGGCTTTAGGCTCGCATCCATATCGTCTGGCATATTGATAATAGAACCAGCCCCTGCACTTGCGTCGGTCTGGAAAGACTTTACTAGGGTAGGGTGGTTACTTATGCGGATAAGCTGCTCTATCTCTGAAAGCTCCTGATAGATAGCTCTCTGCATATAGGCAGCGTCAGACAGATCACTAATGCCAATACCTCTCACCACTGATCGCTTGGCCGGTAGGAACACTGCTGGGATTTTGCCTAATGGGTTGTCGATAGTTTCTAGCAGCTTCTCTGAATCGTTAGACGACTTAAACAGCTGAACAGTATCTTCCGTCCATACCCTGAAGTAGCTTTCGGTTAGCGTCTCATCTACGCGATCTACGGACTCTCTGATCTTTAGGTAGGTTAGTTTATGACGGCCACTTGCGCTGCGCTCATACTTCCAGTCAAAGACATTTTCTGGCGTAAACATATTAACGTAAGGGCGAATATCCTGCTCTAGCTCTTCCGCTCTAGTTCCCGCTGTAGACTTTGGCTTGTCAACCATTAGCCATACGCCACCATAGACGCTAGACCAAACCTGCGCTTCACGCATAAAAGCATTGAAGCTGCGGCCATCAAGATCACAATCTTTAATAAAAGCATCTAATGTTGGGTTGTTTTGCAAGCTGTTGTAGGCTCTGGTCGGTGGAACTCGCCACAAAAAGCTGGAGTAGATATGGACAATATT